TGTAGAGATCATTTCTACCCTTAACCATTCACCTTCTAATTCTGGTGGTGGTGGCGGCATGATCGGATCATCTTGGATAACGTAATTCATTACGAACTCAACATTTGGTACATTGTAAGAAGTGTTGAGAGCTTGTAAATTTGGACCAATGACTAGTTGTTGTTCGTTGATGATTGCTTGAGTTTCCGTAGCAGTTCGAGTCTTTGGATTCATTGACAAGAACAACAAAAAGTCTGCGAAGAAAAACTTATCGACCATTCGTCGCAAGTCTTCTACGTCAGCGGTTAAGTTTACAACCGCAGGGTTTATTTCATACACATTGCGAAGTCCACCTTGAGACATACTAGTTGCATCAACAGGGATGTATCTATTGGCTTGCGTAGTGATATAAGATTTTTTTAAATTAGCAGGACCTTGAATTGTCGGAGCTAACATTTTCTCTAAAGCCACATCTTTGCTGATAGCTTTTTTATTCAAAGACTTGATCACACCAAGAGCCATAGTCGCAGGACCCGTCTCACCATACTCGAAGTTATCAGAGCTTTGAGACTTACCAACAATAAACGGTTTACGAGTAGAATAAGCTTCTCGCAAAAATACTTTATCTTCTTCAGAATTGGGTTCTAAGAAACCGCCATTATCGAACCCTTGACCGTAGTATCCTCCAACTTGCGAGTTACCTATTTCATAAGTCAAAGACACCCATTGGCGATTTTTTCCACCGATAGCTTCATTAACATTAAAGTCTGGATTTTCTTTTATAATTTGAGCACATTCAACTTTGACAGAATAGTTACATTTCTCATAGCAAGTCTTTACCTGTTCTGAGAATATGGACCAGTCATAGTCACCATCAGCATCTTTCTTCCCGTACTCTTCAACTAACGCTTTTACGTTCAGAGTAAATTTACGAGTTAAAACGACTGGCTCATTTAGAGCATTATTGACGATGAAATAGGATCCGGGAGTCAATGTGTGATAGTGAAGTCTGAAACCTGGAAGTTCTTGAATGATATGAGCACCTGTATTTAACGCACCGTAGTCATAATAAAATTGTCCGGCAGCATTGTAGAAATTGCTGACTGCAAATACCGAAAGGCAACGTCGAGTGAGTAAATCTAAATATTCTCGTACTCGAGTTAATCCGTTTAAATCTGGATCCGGGTGAACCACTCTGAACCAAGGTCGAGTTGTAGAAGTATTACCTTCTAGAAACCCTGCTACGAATGATCTATGAGCAAGCAAGTGAGTACCATCAACGATATGCTGATTGTTGCGCTCACCCTCTGGTTGATTTAAAATGTATCGCATCCTGTGAGGGATTACCCAACGACCTTGATCGATCCAAGTACCTTTGATGGTCTCAAATTTCTGCTCTGCTTGTTGACGGATATACTCACATTTGGAACGCGAATGTTTTTTATACATAATTACAACCCTAAGAAGTCTCTAGTTAGATTGTTAAAGGCTCCTGAGTCTGCACCAAGTCCTGAACCCGCACCATAAAATGCAGCGCGTTGTGATCTACCAGCAGATCGAGAGGCTGAGACATCATTACGTCTAAGCCTAGCAAGTTCTTCTTCTCTAAGTCTAGCGGCTTCAGCACGTTGTTCTGCAAGTAAAGCCTCAGCGCGATTGTTGGCGGCACGAGCTGCATTGGCACCTGTTAGCTCACCAACTCCTTCTGTAAAACCACGAGTAAGCGCACCAGCTTTGATACCACCTTCACCGTAACCAAGCAGGCCAGCAGTTAAAAAGTTAAAAGCTACGTCTTCAAAACTTGCTCCGCCTGTGGCTTGGTTAAGTCCTGAGTTAATAGAGTTTCCAGCGTTAGATAACTCACGGTTTATAGAGTTTCCAGCGTTAGATAACTCACGGTTTATAGGATTAGTTATGTCACCAAGGTCGATGCGGGTACCACCGATACTGATACTGCCGCCACCAATACTAACATTAGTGTTAACTTTTGGGTCGTCACCTTTGGCTTCACCAAAAGGTGTCTCAATCCTCCAATGAGATTTACTAATTTCGACTAAAGGATTATCAAAGTCATTAAACATGCCCACGTACTCACCTCACACTCTTTATACTTAATTAATAATCCATTCCCGTCAAGTCATCATAGTCCGGCATGGACTCAGGCATGACAAATGCGTTCTCGCCAATCTCCCTAGGAGCATTGTCAAATAGTGAACTATGACCGTCTAGACGATCAAGAACTTTACGCGAGAATTGCAGAACAAATCCATCGGCCAAATCGGGAGAAGCCAGCATTCGATCTTTAATATCCTTCTTACTCTCAGCTAATTTCTTAAGACTGGTTTTATGTCTTGAGCCTTTAGTCCAGCAAAGCTGTTTGAGGATGTCATCTAAGTCCTCTGGATTAACGGCCGTGATAACGTGCCCGTCAATTAAAGCTTTATTCGCTTCCCAATACATCTGTGCTCTGATATTGGCATACTCTGAGTCCTTTGGATCGGCTACATCGTTAGGTGAGTTAGCGAATGAGATCAGCTCCCAGTGCCATTTACCGTCGATATTAGCTAGGGTCTTAAGTGCGGTACCTTCCCCTTGATCTATGAGAACCCGATCAGCTTGTAAGTCCTTCTCGTACTTGCATACCTTGCTGTAAGTGTAGCTGTGATCTTGTCCTTGCTCACTATCTAGTTTAAACCGCTCAAGTAGACACGAATACGCACCTTGATGATGCCAAATGGTAGTCTCATCGCCTCCGGTCCACGCTGGATCCACCGTTATGACGGAAGGAAGTATCTTAACACTGGTCGGATCAAAGTCTTTACCTCTCTCAATGGCCGCTTGGGTGGCTGTAATGCTGATAATAGAGTCCTTGGCAGTCTTTCGCGGCAGTCCGCGGACCCTAACCCTAAAGTCGTCGTGATCTTCATTGCCACCAGCAAGACGCAACCACTCTGCTACGAGTGTTTTATCAACGTGATCTAGGGATCTGGTATCAATTCGCAAAGACCTCCACTCAGGGGAAGTCATTAATTGCTCGAAATAAGCCGTTGGGTCATCTGAGTTACCAAAGACCATCCAAATTTTAATAGTGTCTACATCGGTAAAGGCACCCGATGCGTATTTGAAGATAACCCCTGGAATACCTGGTGCCTCCTCGAAGGTGTAACTGATGGCATGACCTTTATTATGTAACCCTGATACCGCCGCGGGGGTCTCTTCAGACCAGTTAAAATGATCTAAGCGCCATTGCTCTCCCCATTGGTCATCTTTGGCTTTAATGGACGTTCCTAGCTTCTCAAAATAGTAGTCGCTAAATCTAGCCCTGCGAAACCAAACGTCGTACTCAGGCCAAACCACGGTCTTTAACTGGGTGTCTGTGTTGGCAGTGATCCGACCCCGGAGTTTATGGGTGTAGAGTAATATTATGTTAATGATAGCACCAAGAGCAGTCTTCGCAGCTCCGTTACCCGATGATACAATAAGTTTATAAAGCTGGTAGCGAGTGATTGGATTTCTAAGGTGGTTGCTGATTAACTCTAATTCCTGTATCTGCCACTTGTACAAATGGATGTCTTCCATGTCTGTACCTGGCTCACCAAAACCAAATATTAGATAGGCGAGTTTCACAAAGTCATAGCGATAAAGTTGTATGAGTGACTCGAACTCTTTGATGTCGTCGGGATTATGTTTCTTCATTCAGTAACTCTCTTAATTCCATACAGTTTTATCTTACGATACATAGTCGCTCTTGATATCCCAAGTGCTTTAGCTGCCAAAGTAACGTGCCAGCCTGTGTATTTAAGAGCCTCAATAATTGCTTCTCTCTCAATGTCTTTAAGTCTCATCTTTTACCTCTCGGGCCTTAAGTACCTTACGGTTGTCAGCATCTTCAATCCTAGCTAGTAAAGTCTCTCTCATATTGGTTCCGACTTCATGCTCAACTTTTAGTGACTTCTTAAATACTTCCTTCTCACCACCAAGCATCTCAGCAGCTTTTAATTTATCCCAGAACTCGAATTTTAATATCTTTGAGTGTATACCAATGATCACACCATTTGGGTCTTTATCATAGACGTTCTGTATAGTGAGCTTTTTAATTACTCTACGGGTCTCAGCAGGGACTTGAGAGATGTCCTCGTAGAAGGCTTGAGTCTCTGGGTTGATGAGATCTGCGGGGTCGAATTCTAGAACCTCTTTTACTTTTGATACCACTTCCTCCGCATCGTAACCAAACTTACGAGACCCCGCTGCGGCTATCTGCTGAATACATTGGTAAATGTCTTTATTATTGATCAGATGTTTACCGTCATTGGCATGAAGACCTGAGAGCCTTGCTGCTTGTTTCACGTCTTTGCAGAGGTTGTAGTTACTGATAAAGAGTAACACTTTAGGATCAGTAGCGTGGATGGGTGTTAGGGTGGTTGATATAATCTGTTGGATGATCTGATCGGTTGTTAAAGGCGCTTCGTCTACCAAAGCTTTAACTGGCTCGGACTTTTGAGTTTGCGTCTTTTGAATGTCAAGAGGCGCTTGTGGGGTAGAACGCAAATGTGGCGGTACTGGAGGTTGTCTCATATTGCTACAGGATGCAGTATTGAGCTGGTTAGGTCTACTATAATTTTAGGGTCGGATTAGTTTATGAAAAATTGGATATTTTTGGGAGGCACCTTTATACACACACACCACCAGCGCGAATTTTTGACCCACCCCCACCCACTTTAAATTCCTTCCTACATTCCTCAACATCAACGCACCGCACCATTCCGCAACGCTG